GCGTCGAGCGTCTGGATTAATATGAGATACCGCCACATTACAGGTTCTGTCTGTCCGATTATTGTCACCCAAGAGAACGGCTGGTCGCCGCCTTTCGATGGGGGCCTTCCATGGCCCTACACCGAGTTAGCGACTAAGTCTACTTTTGATGCTGGTGCTCCTAAGAATTGGACCGTCCCAAATGCATTTCTCTCCTTCAAGGAGGAAATGTGGGACGATACAGGTACAGACAGTCGCTTTCGCGATTGTCTGCATACTATAGAGACCAATGACTTCATGGCACCGACAGTGCGTCACGCGTTTATGCGAGGATGGGGCGGAAACGCCTATGCTCGCAGCGTGGACACTGCTTTCGTGACTGATGCCATTGCCTTAAGGAATGTACCCGCAGTGGATATGAACGCTATGGCCAATGAGGCCTGTGCGTTCATGTTACCGCGGCTCACGGAGAACACCAGTCTGGTGAACTTCGTACTTGAGTTGAAAGACCTCAAGCATTCCAATCCCTACCCCTCGGCGAATAGACTAGTTGCAAAGCGTAATGCGATGCATCGAGTCCTCAACCGGGGTTCACAGAGCAAGTGGAAACTTACCAAGGAGAAATCCAAGGAAATAACCACACGGCTCAATGATGCGCATTTGAACGCGCAGTTTGGGATCCTCCCGTTCATTCGGGATGTTAAGGGGATCGTAGACGATTTGACTACTTTAGCCATTAGGTTAGAGCAGTTGAAGCGTAATATGGGCAAACCTCAGCAGCGACACTACAAACGTGTCATTCCCGCTTCAAGCGGGGTGCCGAGCACTCCTGTCTGGAAGGTTGCCACCGATACCACTTCGTGGGACGGTAGTAACCTCAACAAAGACATGTGGAGTGGGGGCTTAAGACCGGCGATTACCATCATAAAGATGGCTCGCTGGACACTACGCCCTGTTTATCACGCGACGATGAGGTACATATATGACCTCCCGGAGCTGGATAGTAAACTGGCTGAAGTGTACGCATATATGGACGGTCTTGGGGTCAAACTTGACCCTTCGATTGTCTGGAATGCTATACCCTTCAGCTTTGTTGTCGATTGGATTGTCGACGTTTCAGGTTTCTTGGCTTCTTTCAGCCGAGATAACTATCCTATTAATACCCGTGTTACGGATTTCTGCCATTCTATGGCATACCGTAAGGAAGTCGAAGTCTATGTAAATTATACCGACGATCCTGTGATCTTAGCAAACCCCCAGAAGTGGGGAGGTGCTCCTAGACCACATGGTTGGATCGGTGTTTACACTGGCTCTCGCTCCTACTACAACCGTGTCAGGTTTAACCCTGATATCCACACGGCGCGACTGAAGGCACCTGGCCTAAGACAAGCTGCCCTTGCGGGCAGTCTGTTGTTAGGCCGGACGGCCCTCGGTAACAGTAGGCAGTACTTGAGGGAAAGGTTGGTTAAGCTACGTCCCGCAAAAGCGAGGAAATAGCTTATATTCCGACGATACCTGGTACTGTTTGCACGTCATCCGAGCTTGCTCTAACGCCCTACTCTTTTAGAGTAGGGGCTATCGTTCGTCATGTTCTCTGGGTGATGTTTCACTACACACAACTCAACCGTTAAGCTGAATCATATGTTAACCGCAGATCTAACCGTAACCAGCAATGCTGGTTCGATTACACTACCCGGGTCAGCTGGTGCTACGACATTTGCGTCGATCGCCAGTCCGCTCGGATCCACCACAAAGCGACGTGTCGCTGCTACCGCAGGAACCACTCCTCAGACTCTGTCCATTGGACATACTAAGGTTGGAACCGGCTTCAAGCAGCGCACACGCTCGATGGTACGCATGGACTACCTGGCAAACAATACCGATATCGCTGATACCGGTGGCGTTACGCCAGGTGCGTCCTGCTATCTCGTTCTTGATCGCCCCGTCCAATCGGGTGGGGCTATCACTGACGCGATCCTCAAGACTATGTTAGGTGGCCTACTGCACGTCATTTTGGCGTCAGGGCAACTTGACAAACTCTTGAATGAGGAGGGCTGAAGAGCCTCGCCTCAGTACGTCTTATTAGCCACCGTCCTGCGAGCATCCCTCATAGGGCCCTGCAAGTGGACGGTGGTGAACGGATAGGAACATGTAGTGTTTGATCTGGGGTGAGAACCCTGGGTCGTCTAAGAGGTTAGCAGCTATTGAGTTCAAGGTTCAGCTGGAAAGCTACCAAGATATAAATCATGGAAACTAAGAACAGCCGTCCCCGTAAGGGGGACAATCCACTAGGAACGTATGAGTCCGAAGTGAATACATCCCTCTATTTGGGACTAATAGCAGCCACACTCTTAGATGTGGCTTGTGTCTGCAATTATCCAGACATCGAGCGCAAGCGAGACCTTCTAGAGATAGAAAGTCGAACTTGCCGTGAGGGCCTGAGTTTCTTAACAAAAACTCTTCCCTCCTTCGGAAAAGCCGTTGACTTGGCTCTTTCGACTGACACTCCGCTCGCCATCCTTGGGTTTAAAAACCAAAAGGATGTGCCTAGACCGCGATTTCTCGCGGCCCTGACTAGCGAAGTGTTCGATGCTGATAATTGGGAACGCAGTGATGCGTCCCCAACGGCACTACGGTCAATACGGCAAATTTGCTACTTGTTTTACAAGTTGCAGTTACCGCTTGACGAGCGATTGAGTAATGATGTCATTACTCGATTTAAGAACGTCGACAGTTCCCTTAGAACATCATATGATCTAAAGGATCTGACGCCCTGTGAAGCTTGGATGATCAAATACGCTCGAGGCCTTATTCGTAAGGTCCTGAACGGTGTTAATCCCAAGTGTGAGGAGTCATTCTCACCACGACACGGGCCCGGCGCCGTTGCTACAGGCGAAAAGAGTTGGGAAAAGCCAGTCTTTAAAAGATTCTACAGGACGTTAGCCCTGGAGTTTCCATATGAGACTTGGTTCTACTACAACTCGACGCACTTGTGCGACGACTTGCGGGGGTTCTTAACTCTTGAGGAGCTTGACACTGGTACGGCGAAAGTCGTACTGGTGCCAAAGGACTCAAGGGGCCCTCGTTTAATATCATGTGAGCCGCTGGAGTACCAGTGGATCCAACAGGGATTGATGAAAATCATGGTGAAAGCCATTGAAGATCATCCTTTAACGCGTGGAAAAGTGAATTTCACTGACCAGAGCGTGAACCGTACGTTGGCTCTCCAAGCATCCCTTGACGGGTGCCGGGCTACACTTGATATGAAGGATGCGAGTGATAGGGTGAGTCTAGGCCTTGTTCAAGCCTTGTTTCCCCCGCTATGGTTTAACGCGCTAAATGCGTGTCGGACCACCAGCACTCGCCTCCCGACTGGTGAAATAGTGCCCTTGAAGAAGTTCGCCCCGATGGGATCAGCAGTTTGCTTTCCCGTTGAGGCGCTCGTATTCTGGGCACTATCTGTCGCTGCGATCGCGTACGACATAGACTCGTGGCGTACAACGACGAGCACTAGAACGGATCCCCTAACCGGGAATCCTATTCTGGTGTACTCGTCGCCCGCTGCAGTCTCGAGAGACCGAAAACGGAAGCTCGAGTCTGTCTATGTGTACGGCGATGACATCATCTGTGATATCGAAGACCAAGATATCATTCGGCGGCGTCTTCCGTTCTTTGGACTAGAGTTCAATGAGCGGAAGTGCTGCGTCGGCAGGTCCTTTAGGGAATCCTGCGGGTGCGACGCCTATAAAGGCGTCGATGTTACCCCACTCAAAATGAGTACGACATGGTGTCCTCGCTTACCTGGTTCGACCTTAGTCTCTTGGGTTGCGCTTCATAACGCATTCGAGAGAAGAGGTTACTACCACTGCTGCGACTTCCTTTCTGGAGCGATTCAGAAAGAAAGGGTGGTGCCCTATTCCGATTCTTCGGAAATAGACATCATCGCATTAGTGGACTGCCGGAAAAAGGCGGCTCATGAGAATCGTCGGCTGAACATACGTTCCCGTTATAACGAGAAGTTGTTCGTCACCGAAGTGTATTCATGGGTCGTCCGCCCCCGCGTCATTAAAGACGCCGCGGTCCCGGGTTGGGCTGAACTGCAACGAATAGCTTCCTACAAGGAAGCCATTGTCCGCAAGGGCACGCATATGCAGAGATGCAGATGCGAGGAATGCGAGTTCGGTCTGGCTCCTGGAGCTCAGTCAACAGCTGGGGAGTTCTTACTCTCCTTACTTGATACTGAGTCTCTAGTTACGGCGTACCAGTACACCTTGCCACGTCAGGTTACCCTAAGACGTGGATGGGGCTGTTTGAACAACAGTCGGAGTTAATCTCCCATAGGAG